TTGTCAACGAAGATGGGTCTACCGAAACCGCTCTTATTGCCATGAAGTCTACGCAGCTAAAGAAAAGCCGCAAGTGGAACTCCATGATTCAATCCGTCACCTTGCAAGGCAAGAACGGTCCGTTCACTCCTCCGCGGTTCTCTCATATCTACAAACTCAAGTCTGTGGCTGAAGAGAACTCCAAAGGGAGTTGGCACGGGTGGGAAATGTCTCGTGAAGGTCCTGTGTCCGACGCGCACGTTTATTCCAGAGGAAAAGAGTTCTCTACGAGCGTTCTTGCCGGAGACGTGGTTGTAAAACACCAGAATGAAGACGTACAGGAATCTGCAAAAACAGATGAAGTGCCGTTTTAAGTTTTACAGGGGGTTGCGTTAGCAGCCCCCACCACAGGGGAATGCTATGTCCGTTAAAAAGTTCTCATCCATCTTTGATGGACTGCAAGAAGCTTACGGTACTTATCGGGTAGATAAAACTCAGTCAAACGGTAAGAACACCGGAAAAGCAGCCATCGTCCGCGAAACACGCGACGCGAAGCTTTGGGAGGGACACCTCTCAGGAAAAGGAAATTCTGTTGGAATTATCCCCATCAACGCGCAGAACAAGTGCAAGTGGGGGTGTGTAGACGTCGATCAATACCCTTTGGATCACAAAGTTCTCATAGACAAGATCAGGAAGTTAAAGCTGCCTATGGTCGTATGCCGCTCAAAAAGCGGTGGGGCACATTGCTTTCTGTTTAGCAGTGACTGGGTTGAAGCCCAAGAGATGCAGAAATCTCTGAAGTGTATCGCCGCAGCACTGGGTTACGGAGAAAGCGAAGTATTTCCAAAACAAATAAAGCTGCAATTGGACCGCGGGGATGTCGGTAACTTCTTAAACTTACCGTACTACGATGCAGAGGACGGATTACGCTATGGCATCCTAGACGACGGAACCTCTGCTACCATCGAGGAGTTCTTTGAGCTTTACGATACGCATGTACAAACGCCCGAACAGATACAAAAGCTACAGGTGGGGGAACAGCCCACCGAACAGATGCCCATGCGAGACGGACCGCCGTGCTTACAGCACCTTGTTCGTCAGAAAATATCAGAGGGTGGTAGGAACAACGGCCTGTTTAACATAGGCGTGTATCTCCGCAAAGCTTTCCCCGACAGTTGGGAAACAGAGATTTTAAATTACAACATGCTGTATCTTGAACCCCCCTTGCCGCTTCCCGAAGTCAACGTAGTCGCCAAGCAGGTAGAGCGCAGAGATTACGCATACAAATGCAATGACGCACCGATTAACGCGCACTGTAACAAAGAGCTTTGCCTAACCATGAAGTTCGGTATTGGCTCTGCTGTACAGAACGCCATTGTTGCTAACCTGCGAAAGTACAACTCAACGCCGCCCGTCTGGTTTATGGATGTAAACGGTGAGCCCCTAGAGCTAGATACAGAAGCTCTGATGAGCCAGCCCGCCTTTCAGAAAGCCTGCATGGAGCAACTTAACTTTATGCCCCGAACCGCTCAAAAAGCTCAGTGGGAAGGCCGCATAAGCTCGTTGCTTACAGAGATGCGGGATAACGAAAGCGCGATTATGGAAGTAGCTGTAGACGCCAGCGTCAGCGGACAGTTCTACGACTACTTGGAAGAGTTCTGCCGTTTCCTACAGCAAGCGCACGACAAAGAAGAAATCCTGCTCCGCCGTCCGTGGACAGATGAAGACGCTGGCGTCACATATTTTCGCCTCAAGGACTTCGAAAACTTTCTCAAGAAGAATAAGTTTTTTGAATACAAGTCCCACAGAATTGCTCAACGCCTCAGAGACATCAACGGTGATAGCACCGTGTTAAAGATCAAAGGGCGCTCCGTGCGCGTCTGGCAAATACCCGCTTTTGAAAACGCAGACATGGAACTCTCCGTGCCTAAGTTCGAAGCCAAGAAGGAGGCCCCCTTCTAATGAAAAACGTACTTATACAAATGAGAAACAAAGAAATCGTTCGCATGATTGACAAACACTTTATGACAAAAACTGCCGTGGCTAAGTGGTTTAGAATTAGCAAGCAGCGCGTGGATCAGATATATAAAGAGGAAAAAGCAGATGTTTCGAATATTCGGACCGCCGGGGACGGGAAAGACAACCGCACTACTTAATATGGTTGACGACGCGCTTCAAAGCGGTATCGCTCCAATGAACATAGCCTTCTTGGCGTTTAGCAGAAAAGCTGCCAACGAAGCAAAAGAGCGGGCCGCTGCCCGATTTAATCTTGATCCGAAGAAGGACCTGTTCTACTTCAGAACTCTGCACAGTTTGGCCCTGACCTGCTCCGACATCGTTCCGGAACAGGTGATGCAGGACGAACATTACAAAGAACTATCGCAAGAGATGGGCTACAAAATACAGATGAAGCGGGCCGCAAACTTTGACGACGATCTGCCTGATCTTCTCAAAGCGTCTGATCCTATCTTAGGTCTCATAAACCTCGCCAGAATGCGCAAGATAGGTCTGCGTGAACAGTACGACGAAAGCGGCATCGACGCAGCGTGGAACACCATCGATTACGTTAATCGCAGCCTTCTTAAATACAAAGAAAACATGCAACTGTTCGACTTCACAGATATGCTGACAAACTTTGTTAAAGAAGGGTACACGGTCTGTCCTTACTTCGATCTATGCTTTGTAGATGAAGCGCAAGACCTCTCCCTACTACAGTGGGATATCGCTCACCTGTTAGATAAACGATCTGACCGTATGTATTGCGCTGGAGATGATGACCAAGCTATCTACAGATGGGCCGGAGCCGACGTGGAATCCTTCATTAGTCTGGAGGGCGGGTCAGAAACCCTGTCTCAATCCTACCGCGTACCTCGGCAAGTACACAAAGTAGCGGCGCGCATTATAAACCGCGTAGATCGACGCTTTATAAAAGACTACTTTCCTAAGAAAGATTCGAGGGGCCATTACGAGCATATCTACGATATCGATCAGCTAGACATGTCAGAGGGCTCTTGGCTCATTCTGGCCCACGCCGGATACATGCTTGCAGAAATAGATACCACCCTCCGGTCCAGCGGATACCTCTTCGAATTTCGCGGACAACGATCCATACCAGAGAAAACAAGTATCGCCGTCAACGGCTGGGAGCAACTGCGCAAAGGTCAGGAAGTAAACGGAGCCGTGGCTAAGAAAATCTACAGCTTCATGTCCAGCAACGAACGCGTTGCCAGAGGTTTTAAAACGCTGCCCGGACTGGAAGACACAGACTTCGTCACGCTAGAAAAACTACAGGACCAGTACGGCTTGTTGGCAACCATCGATATGGTCTGGCACATAGCAATGGACAGGCTGCCCGAACAAAGCAGAGCATACATCATTGCACTTCTGCGACGCGGTGAAAAATTCAACGGCGATCCGCGGATCATCGTATCCACCATCCATCAAGCCAAAGGCGGAGAAGCCGATAACGTCGTCCTTATACCAGACCTGTCCGTAGCTGCGGAAAAAGAGCTAGAAACCGCCCCCGACGATATTCACCGCCTGTTTTACGTTGCAGTTACCCGAACTAAGCATAACTTATACATCGTTGAACCCGAAGACATGACAAGGAGCTACGACATATGAAATGTTGGCATTGCAAGACAGAACTTATTTGGGGCGGAGATCACGACTGTGACGAAGAAGAAGAAGAATACTCCATCGTCTCAAACCTCTCATGCCCACACTGCGAGTCTTTCGTCCTCGTATACTACCCAAAAGAAAAAGACAGGCGATACCCCCACAACTTAAACTTATGAGGCAAACATGAAACGAGAAGAAATACTCGATACCGCAAAGAAAACAATCACGGGACCACGAGCCACGGACTACGGGCCTGCTGACGAAAACTTTAAAAGAATAGCAGTGGGCTGGAACGTAATTGTAGACTGCGCCCTCAAAAGAAATGGCGAATTAACCGAACAACATGTAGCTCTGATGATGGATTGGCTCAAAACTTGCCGCTTGGTAAATAATCCCCTTTCTGAAGACGGGTGGGTTGATAAATGCGGCTACAGCGCAATCGGCGGAGAACT